TGATCATTGGTTTCTTCTCTGATCCGCAATGGTACATCCTGAAATCATCGCTCGGGCTATTAAATATGCAGTCTCTCATTAGCGTGTAATCCATGCCAATTTGCACCTCTTCACCTGTGTAATCCATCTCTAATTCGCCCGTGTAATCTTCACCAAAAGAGATATTTTTGCTCTCAATTACCAATTTCCCCGTGCTGATGTTGAGTATAATCTTGCGGTCTTTCTCTGTAAATAACGCTGCTCTACTCAGCTCTTTTAGTAAGAGTGATTTATCTACTCTCATCGCAAAGTCTTCTACTATTTCGGGCATTACATTATCTATATCTGGAAATCTCTCCTCTATATTTCTACCTTCAATTGTCGTTCGATCTCCTATGATAACGTATCTCTCAGTATCTACTTTTAATGTCAACGGCTGATCGCTTACAAATAGATCTTTAGCTATCCTGAATTCTCTATTCACTACCGTGCTGATCTCATTATCTGATTCTACATCTTCCATCCTCACGACTACAGCTCCATGTCCATCTGTAGATCTGGCTTCACTTTTACCTTCTGATATGAAGATATTAAGCCCCATCATAGCTGGTCGCAAATCATCATCGCTTACTCTGTGAAAGCATTGATTAATCACATCTATTAGCTTGTGAGAGTTGATTGAGAACTTAGATGATTCTTCGCTTATCTCTTTCACCATCGGCCAATCTGCTGGTGACTCTCCGGCTATCTTTGCTTTCGCTTTTCCTGAAACTATCTGCGCTGATCTTAATTCGTTATCCCAAATGATCTCCACATCTACCGTATTTAGTTGTGAACTGATCGCCTTTAGTTTGGCATAACCAACACACATGATAAACTCAATATCGTTTTTCTGCTCTATTCTGGTGGTGATGGTGGTGTTTAGGTTGGAGGTTTTGAAATTGATGTGATCTTTCTTTACCTCTATCATTACGTTTTCCAAAATCGGAACTACCGTATTGTTCACTACATGACCTACGTCCTTGAGCGCCTTATTTAGTTTGTCTCGTGTTATGATTGCTTTATTGGTCATTATATGAATAGTTTGAATTTGGTTTTCTTTGGCTGCTTTGGCTTTCTTGGAAAATTCCTATAGAATATTGCAAGTGCTATTAATCCTATTATGATGGATAATGATTTCATGATTACTTGATTTGTGAACTGGATAGATAAATACACATAGGGATAAGTACTGCAAAAACGTATGCTATCCATGTAGTCTTTAGCTTGTGATTCTTAGTGAGGTTGTGCGTGTAGTAGTATAGATTGATAAGGATAGCTACGAATGCACCTCCTAATGCAAATAGATGTTTACCATCTAGCACAAAGCCAATAATCATTAGCTCGACTATCATGCAAAACATTACGCTCTGTGTATTCTTAAATCGCTTCAAGGTGCTGAACTTATCAATAGCCCAATAGGTATGAAAGACCTGTGAGAGTGTACTAAGTATGGCGATGCTGATCCAGAAGTAGTTCATACTACATTGTACTTAGATGGTAATTGATTTCTTTCTTCAAAGCTCATCTTCTCCACTTTACAAAACATCTCGTTCCATTGCTCCCATTTGATTAAGTGATGGACTTGTGCGAATCTTGACATCTTATCTGTATCTAATCCTATATTGAATTGATGGTTTGAGTTTTGTAATGTTTCCGCTATTTTTTTAACTGGCGATTCTCTTTCATAAACGCTAAACCCTCGATCTTCTATTTCATCAATCAAATCATGATTATTGAAATCTGAAATATTTACTTCCGCTTCTACTGATATTGTTTTGCTCATCTTTAAAATGATATAAGGTGAATATTATTGAACATCGTGCCATTCTTTGATTTGGATATGTGGCACTTCATCTCCGCGTTCTCCATTATAGAACCAACTCTATCCGCTCCTAATCTTTGCATTAGGTTATACACGCTTTCGCTTACCTGGACTTTCATCTCTCCATTGTTAGCTTCTCGCATGACTAGCTCTTTGAAATGGCGTGTTTTGGCAGAAGGTTCTACTATCTCTATGATTTCAGCAGTAACTCGCATAATTCTCTTGTCTTACGTATTTGTGATTTCAGCTTATTAGCTTCTTTAGTTAGGATCTCTTGTGTCTTCGATGATGACTCCCAATCAACGCTCTTGATTACGTGATAAACTTTAGCCCTTAATGTCTCATCGTTTGGTAATACATCATTTATCTCGGCTTTCAATCTCCTGAAATATGAACCGTCTATTTTTCTTAAATCATCTTCAATCAGCCGTAGGTAATGGCTCGACTCTTCAATGAATCTGATCATTAGCTGTATGCGTTCATAATAATCCTCTACCGTCTTCCATACTGCATTTTGTATGCCTGTGTAAGTGTTGGCTTTAGTCTTGATCGCTTGGATTAGAAACTGCTTTCTTAGCTCTGTGACTCTTCCAGTTACTTGATTGATGGGTATTTTTAAATATTCCGAAATATCTGAATTGGATGCTTTACCTAAATATCTGATGGTCTGATAAATGAGTTTCTGCTTGTCTGAAAGATCATCTACTATCGCTAAATATGCTTCATTTCGGGTTTGGATGGATATGCTCATAATCCTAGTTCTTTTAAAAGTTCGTTTTTCCTTCTTACTGCCATCCTGAGTCGCACTATCAATCTTTGAATGTCCGTTTCGTTTCTCTCGACTTTTGATATGACGATCTGTTTAGTCTTATCCGTAAATCTTGGATCGTAGCTCACGAATTGCCATTCTGATTTCCCAGTTAAAAGCATGTAGCCTTGCACTTGCCAATAATATCTCTTTTCGACTTCCTTTAGTGTTGGCTTAATTACCTCCTCTTTTCCCATGATCGGTTTGAATCCTATGATGTAATTCAAATGGGTCTTACTATCTGGACACTTAACCTCTAAACCTCGCTTGTCGTCAATCTCTCCATCTGGAGTCCCGCCAGCATTGCCGTTAAGTATGTCGTCTGAGTCGCCTTGATATTCTATGAATTCTTGACCTATCCCTATCTTAGCTACTTTAATCCCTGTCTCTTTGGTGAATCTCTCGACTGCTTCTAGTTCATGGTCTTTGCCCCATTGCATCGCATCGTTAGTCCAACTGTCTGAGAAGTTGCAACTGTCTGTAAGTATCTCACTTACTTTCTCAATAACTACGGTCTCAGCTCCTTTCGGGAATTCGTCTATCTTGTTTTCATAGGTCATTAACTTATGAAACTCGGAACATGTGAACTTACCAATTCGCTGTGTTTCCAGAAGTAGACGCTCATTGAGTTCTACTTCTGAAATCTCAGCTTGATGTAAGTCTATATCTCCAATGTGGGCTAGTTCTTCATCAATCATGATTATGCGCTTAAAGGTCTAACACTCCAACGATCAGATAAATAGCTGTTCGTCTTGTTTTTCTCTTTGCCTAAATACGCAAATTTCAATGGCGTGCCTGACTCAATACTGCCATTGTTTACTGCTTCTTCTAGAGCTGCTACTAATCTTTTAGATCCATTTCTTACGGTCGTCAATGATTTGTCTGATTTCTGCTCAATGAATATCGCACATGGTAGCTCGATTACTTCACCGCTTTTTTCATCTGTGTAGGTGCTGCTTTCGATACGTTGAAAGAAACCTAATTTGAATTCTCCCTCCTTTTCAGGTGTCCAATATTCTGACGTTAGATCGGCTGGAACTTCCCTCGCTGTACTAAGATCTGGAAGGCTATCGCCTGACAAATCGAATGATTGTACTAATCCTTTGTTTTCTGCTTTTGCTAATCCTGTACTCATGATAATTAAATTTTGGTTTATGAAAAATTTTGGTTTTGAATTATTGAATTCTTACTATTTTATATTGTTGCTTTCCTTCGATGAATTCGGGCATGCCAATCTTTACCTTATAGCCTGTAAACTTGCGACCTGGACATCCTTTGCGTTCGCAGTATTGCTTTGCGTATGATGTGCGATTTGGCTTATCTACTATTACAGATTGTCCTATTTCCATTTGGTCGTAGGATACTGTCTTGATCTCTCTGGTTCTGATTAATGGCATTTCTACTAATTATTGGTTATTAAATCTTTGATATAATCTGTTGATTGATCTATTGATGATGTCAATTTCATGGATGTACTCTCTTCTTAACTCTGGAAAAGTACCGCCGAATCCTTCTACAGATTCCATTCTTCTTTGTCTCTTAGTCTCTAAAAATTGAATCCCTTCTAGTATCTCAATCTTTCGATTCTGGATGTCTATCAAGTCTTGCGTTTTGCTTTCGCTCAACTCGAACGGTGTGACTTCTGACTCCTCGAATGGTCTTACCCATGATTTTAATAATGCGTTCATATCGCTAAATGGTTAACTGTGGATAATGTGATGGTTCTGATCTGCTGTGCTGTGAGGTCTAATTCTTTATCGTCCTCATCGTAGATAATGATGCTATCTACTGATACATGTCTTTCGCCTCCTTCAAATTCTGGTTCGTAATCCCAGCCTATGAATCGGCTAGATGATGGGTGATTGGTCACTGTAGCTGTGATCGCTAAAAAATACCCGTCTATCTCGCCTGTAATCTCTGCTTCGTGTGAACCTTCTTCGTGAGGAGCTGACCCCTCTAAGGTTGCACATAAATCTATAATTGCGCTTTTGGCACTTTTTTTGTTCGTATCGGTGGTTATTGATTTCATAACGTATATTTGTTTGATTGTGTAATGCAAGTTTACATCCAAATTACATATTATGCAAGTTGAGCGTTAATATTTATGCAAATATTTTATACATCTTATTCAAACAGACTGATTATGAACCATTTAGAGCTAAAAAGAATTAGGGAAGAATCTGGATTAACTCAAAAAGATTTCGCTGAACGTATATCTGTATCCATTAGAACCGTCCAGAATTGGGAAGGTGATCTTCGATCTATTTCGGAAAGTCACGCTTTTCACGTCAATTCTATTTTTACTTTTCCCATTGGCTATCTATCTAGCTGCTAGTTTTTCTAATTGGCGCAAGCTTGGAATGAAAAAATAAGGCATAAAAAAGCCCCGGACACCTCCGAGGCTCAAACAAAGGGCATGAAGCCCCTCATACACGCTACTGTAAAGCTAGGTAATTAAAATTACCAAATCTTAAACTTTCTTGATAAGTATATCCCAACTGCTATTATTAGCAATACTGGTAATACTATTAACCAGATGGGAGGTCTGGTTTTTTTGTCCAAAGTCGAATCCTGAGATGATTCGCTTCTCGTCATCTGTCGAGCTTGTGATCTAGTAGTGTCTATCTTAGCTACCATGATAGAATCTGATTGTTCGACTTTCTTCTTAATCTTCTTTTCTTTGACTGTTGTCTTGACTGATTTGGCTTTGCCTTTGAATGATCCGTCTGGATTGACTACTATCTCAGCTCCTTCTACGGGTGTGATCTCTGTGATTGTTTCGGTGGTTTCGTCTCCTGAAGATACGATTACCGTATTGACGAATGTCGAATCTATAGATAGCCCTGATTGATTGATCTTGTCAATCTCTTTGGTTTCAATCTTACTCGATGTCTTGGTTTTCTGCTTAGATCCTACGCATGATGATATGCTAATAATGACCGCTAAAAATAGCATCAACCAAAGTAAACCTATGATCGATCTTTCTATTCTACTGTAATCCATACTTCTTCTTTTTTGAGCGCATCGCTTAATTGCTTATACACTCTCTCGAATGCTTGGGTGCTTTGCTGAATGGTGGATCTGTTTTGTGATGGGTCGCTTACGGCTGTATCTCCAGTTAATAAGCATCCTTCTGTGTCTAGCTCGGTATTTCCGATGTGGATATACACCCATTTGAAATTGAGAATACCTAAGATCTGCAAATGGTAGGTGAACCAATCGAATCTATCTTGATAACGCTTGGTAAGTGGTGTGTCTTCTTCTCTGAATTTGATTTGATAGCTACCTTTGGGAATAGCCGTCTGTCCGTTAATCTTCTCGCATCGCTCTGCATCTTCTAATATGAAGCATTCGAAATAACCGTTGATGTCTAGCTTGCCAATTGTGGTTTTAGCATCTCTCTTAAATCGCTGTAGTAGTAGAATCATTGGCTTTTATTATTTCCTTACAAATATTCTAGGTGCAAAAAATGCACACGCTGCGGTTAATGTTAGGTTGATTCCCGTCTCTGGCAACCCCTCTAATGTCATGAACTGCTCAATGGCATACATGCCAATCTCTGGGGCTAACAATGCTCCTAGTATTGACCAAAACCACGTTTTACAAATGTTTTCCCATCGGAATGGCCAATAGTCCATCTTGATTGTGAATCGCTTATTTAGCTTATCCTGCTTGTCTTTCTCTTCGCTGAAATCTTGAAAGAATTGGATGCAACATACAACTAGAAAAACAAACGTTTCAAGAATTAAAATAGGTATCTCGATGGTTGTTTGCATGGTTACAGTTTGTTTTTTATCTCCTCTAATTCTCTTTTTAAATTGCTGAATTCGTTAGTTAGGCTGGTGATCGCTTCACTTTTCTTAACCATCCAATCGGATCGTTCGTCTAATAAATTAGAATTTCTATTTACTATTTGCAAAATCGGTACCATCTCTTTTTGGAAGTCGCTTTGAGAGAATCTAGGCTCGTTTGTGACCTCTTTAACGTTGCTTAATTCTACTTCCATCTTTATGATTCTCTCCCTGATTGAGATGGTGCTGGATACTACCCATATCACCCCTGCAAAGGTGAGTGAGGTAAATATTTTCATTATATTTTCTAAAATAACCTTTCCGTTTACGCTACTTTTATCTTGTTTTTTTATCGCTTCTAATAACTCCTTTAGCTCTGACGATTCCATTATCCTATTTTGCTGAATCCAAAATTTACACCTCTTGAAGGTGTGCAATTACCTATCTCATTATATCCCCAAAGTGGATAAGCTGCGCTATTTCTATTTAGAAATAATTCTACTAGCTGCCATTTGCTTTCGGCTATTTTTTCGTAATGACCTCTCAAATCCTTTCGCTCATTTCTGTCTGCTCGATCTCCGAACTGGGTAGTCTTAACCACCGTGCCGAATCCTGTGTCTGTATAATCTCCTAAGCTCTTGTATATAGCGTAAGTGAAATCTATAATTACGGCTTTTAGTCCAGGTGAATTGTAACTCTTAGCTTGATACGTATATGATCCTCCAGTTAAAAGAGCTGCGTTAGCTGTGGCCGTTGGATTAGCTATTATGTCTTGGTAGAATTCTAATCCTAGTCTTGATTGAATTTGTGTGAGTTCTACATCTTCAGCTAAGGGATTGAATTTCTTCTCCTGCAAAGTATTCGCTACTTCTCTATTTGCTTTGAATTCTACAAGTGTGATAATGCTCATGCTTTTATCTCTTTTGATTCTACTTGATGCAAAGGCTCTATATCTGGCAATTTTATTCCGTTCGGGTATTTCTCACTCTTGAAGTGCTTGAATACTTTTTGGAGTTCGTTTCTGATCCATAATCTTTCGTCTGATAATTCTTCTTGGTAGAATAATTTAGCCTGAACTAGTAATGCTCCGCTATCTCCGAAAATGCTATTATCTGAGCTTTCGATAAGTATAGAAGGCACGTTTTGAAATGCTTTGCGAATGTTCTTTGATGCTGTCATTTCGGTGTGAGCGAATAACTTATCATCTATATTGGTTTCGATCTTTTCTACCTTGAAAATCTTATCTAGGTCGTCACCATCTGCATCTGCTTCGATGTGCAATACTCCTCCTGTGCTTTCAACTCCTATAAAATCATTGATCGTTTCTTTGAATGCTTCTGATTGTGTTTTTAGATGTCGGTAATCTTCTACGTCGCTTTCGCTTAAATTGGATGGTGCTACACTACCTAATCTACCTGTCATTGATGGCGTGATAATCATAATCCTTCCAAAGAATCCTTTTCTTAAAGATGCGTTCTTAAATGTGGATGCTCTGAATTCGCTATCTGCATCATTGTAAGCGCTACCATCAATATGGGCTAATGGATAGACGTATTGATCTGGGTGTGATAATAATATTTGACCTCTGTAATTCCCGATATTTCCCTGCTTCTTTACTTGAGCTTGAATGACTTTTTTATTGAAGTTCCAAGTATCTATGAGCTTTACCTTTTCTTCCTTAATTGCTTTTTTTAGCTCTTTCTCGTCTGTCCAGTTTTTAAAAAGGGCAATCTTTCCACTCCAGTCTTGATCGTCTTTTTTGCCAACTCTTAGCTTCTTGAATGCTGGGCATGTAACGCCTGTAATCGCTGGTGATTCGCCCTCAAAACTCCATGCTTTAGCGTGTATTCCGAACCCTCTTTGATATACGTAATTGGTAGCTACCTGACTTAGTAACTCGTATAATGTAAGATCCGTGTCTTTGTCTACGATTAGACTATTAAGGTCATCTCCGAATCCTTTACCTATAATGTGTTTTCGCATCAATCCAGCGCACGCTTTGGCTGTGACTGAATTGTTGATAATAATCTCTATACGCTCTGGGTAGTTATTATCATCGCCATTAGTATAAACGCCCATCTTCTTATCAAAAGAGACTAGGCGTTTGTACAATTCTACTAGATTAGCTACGAAGGCTTTTTGCGCCATGTGATTGATCTTTTCCTACGCTGATAACTCTTTTTCTTTCTCGATGATTGCAAGGATGTTTTCAGCTTTGGTCTTTGGACTAATCTCTAGCTCAATCGCTAACTCTTTAACATCTCCAGCTGACATCTTCTCTAGCTCTAAATGCCTCTCTGATTTAACTTCTTCTGAACCTAAATCTTCAATCTTAAAATCTTTAGGTAGCTGTGAAAATAGCTCAACTCCTTTTGGGTGTTCTGTGATTAGCTTCTTTGCTTTTTCATCGTCCAATGTTGCGTTGGAAACGAAATCTTTCGATCCGAAATCTCTGCTTAATGGAATGCCATTATACATTTCCTTTAGCTTGAATCCTGAGTTTTTTACATCCGCCATCTCTGATAATTTTGATTTGAAGTTTTGATACTCTTGGTATTTTTTACCGCAATTAACGCAAGGATCTTGACCCATTATAGATCTGAAATCGTTGCGATATTCTACTAAGTAGCTCCTATTATCATCAAACTTTCCCTTGGCTAATTCGTCAAAGGAAAGCTTGCTGTAGTCTAATCTTCCGCTCATCTTATGCTGGGGCGAATGCGTTATCAAATGCTGCTTTGGTAGTGGCGTAATCTGTCAATAACAAAACATGTGGCACTCTAGGCTCTCTAAGATTCTCTTTTGATGTCATATTCAAAATGAACATACCATCGTTTTCAGCTGAGTCTTCGTTAGCTCCATCTCCCTGAACTGATAGGCCGTAATTGAGTCCTAATACTATAAATGCGTCCTCATCGTCAACTCCTTTGGCTTTTCTTTCGATAACCGCAACGTAGTTGCCTCCTCCTGCCGCAATAGCATTCAGGGCATCTCTAGCCTCTGCTGAAGGATCAAGAACTGGCACGTTGTTTAATCTGTGGATGAATCCTGGCATTCCGTTTTCAGGTCTGACAAAGCTCGATTGATACCTGATCATCTCGTGTATTCCGTCAATTGTATACCCTGCTGCTGTTAATGTGATCGCTGTGATGATACCATCTGCTTTGGTGGATGCTGAGATGTTAGCAAGCGGAAATAGAACAACCTTTTGTTCTACTCCTGCCGCTACTTGTCCTTCTCCGCAAACTTTGGCTATATCTGCTGCTAATAATTCGCAAAAACTCATAATCTTCTCGGTTTAGGTTCTTATAGATTGTCTTAGTAAGCCGCTACTGCCATGTAGTCCTCTAGGAATTTAGCATCTAAGCTAAACGCAACATCCATGATGTTTGACTTGGATTTCTTATCGTAGAATGAATCTAACTCTTCGAAATCTTCACTTGCTAACGTTCCTACTGGAATATTCGCCGGAGTAGTCAATAACGCTCTGTGCGGAATATTCCATTTAGTGCCGTTATCTTGATTTGCTTTAATGAAACGATCCCAAACGTACATGATTTCAATCTTGATTCCTTCGAAATAGAGTACTGGCGTTCCGTTCTCCATTCGCTCAACGAATCCAGCTCCTTTTGTGTCGGTTCGGATCGTCTGGCGGTAATTGTCGGCTAATGATCTAGTTAGGTAGAATTTCGCATCTGGATCTTCTCTTAATCTTTCATCTGCTGCTTCGTACATTGATTCGAGTGTGTCGAATGCTATATCTGCTGACAATGCTTGAGCTGCATAACTCGCTTCTGCATTCTTAGCAATGTCAACAAAATAATCACCTGATGGTATGGCTGCAAATATTTGCTTCCAAAGCCCGTTGAATGGATTGTATAATGTCTTATCGACTCCTGTAGTCAAGACTCCCCCTGATCCGTGAACCTCTGCGGCTGTATCTGAAAACCAAATCTTAATCGGTAATGTCTCTCTCAACATCGTGCCAACTCTTGAAGCTACTAAGCCTAACTCTTCTGATCCTATCCGATCATAGAAGTCTGGATTTACTTTTTTCGCCTTGGAAAATATCTTCAAAAGGTTATTAAGATCATCCGCGCAATGCGTGAATCTCGTAGTTAGCTTAATTGGATCCCATGTCTTCTCGGTGAATGCTAGCGTTCCGGCTTCGCCTGGAACGCAACCAGCTGCAAGCTTGAGTGAGTCTGCGATTTTCCCTACAAAAGGAATCTGCTTTTTATGCTCCACCCCTGTCATAATCTCATGAAGGTTAGCCAACTCTCCGTTGGTAAATTCACCCTCTAAAATAGCAGCTCCAATTTCTGATGCTTCTTCTGTGGTGATGGTTAAGGCTGATACGTCTATTTTAGTTGCCATAATATTTTTAGTCTTTGGTTCTTAATCTTGGATTGATTTATTATTTGAATAATGTTCTTTTTGTTTCTCCTCCTTTTTCGCCTGGCTTTTTGTTTTCAGGATCATCTTCAATCTTGAAATTGCTGTTTAGGCTTTTCTTGAGGTTTTTGATTTCGGCATTTATTGCTAGCATCTGTGTTTTTACCTTTTCCTTTTCGGTCGTTAGGTTGGTAACTTTAGCTTCTTTAGCTTCTAGCTTTTGCTTTAACTCTGCATTCTCTGCTTTGAGTGCGACCATGTCCTCATCTTCTTCACTTTCGGCTGGCACGATCTCCGTTACGACTCCTTTATCGAATGTTACTTTCGATCCGTCTGTCATGGTGTATTCTCCTTCGGCTGGACTGCCGTCCACATTAGCCTTATCTCCTACCATTGGATCTCCCTCGGTCTTATCGTAGAAGTCTATTTCTACTCCGTTTGCATCTTGGATGGCTAGGTTTTTTACCTTTTCATCTTTTATGCCTAATATCTTATTTATTGCTTTTTGAATAGGATTGATCTTCTTTTCGAATTCATCCTTAGTGAGTGCGACTTCTGACATTACTTTTTCTCTTTTAGTGTATTTTGCTACAGCTCTCATTTGAGCGGTTTTTTCTGTTGCGAATCCGAAGCTTATAGCCTCATCCGCATTTAATTCTTTTTCGGCTTTCATATAGTCTAGCACCTCTTCCTCTGAAAGAGTAGTCATGCTGCTATAAAAGGAAACTACCTTCGTTTTGATCTTTTGGATATAGTCGTTGTATTCTGCGATCTGTTCTGAAGTTCCAAAAACTCCACCGCTCGGAAGATGAATCAACATACTTGCATTTGGTGCGATTCTTCTTTCGCTCCCTGCCATGAAAATAACACTCGCTATACTGTGAGCGCTGCCTTCATTAATCGTTATCACTTTTTTACCCTGAGCTTTAAGGAAATCATGAATAGCATATCCTTCATCTACATCTCCTCCATCTGAATGGATATGCACTATTATAGTCTCAGCATCTTTGTTTGGCTCTAACTGATTCTTTATTGAAGTTAGATTTACATGTCCATATTCGGCTGCTTTCTCGTCTTGGAAATAGTCGATAATCCCGTAAATGTATATGTGGGCTTCATTCATGTGTTACAAAAATGACCATCTAAATATTGTCTTTACTGTAATAACTTTTACAGTAAGCTGTTATTCGTTATATTTGTAGTCTCATTCACCTAATGTTCTCGCATGGGTAGTTAATACACACATATACGTTACACAATGGTTTTATTGATAACTGTCTCGCTTTGCTTGCTTGTCTGCTGCTGCTGGATTGTCTTTGTGGGGATAATCAGAAGGATATATCGAATGCTCACAAAGCCTAAAAATGCTTACATCTTTGATCATCAACTAAGAATGAAGTCCGAAAAACAATATGATGATTATCTTAAATGGTGCGATAAGAATAATCAAGCACCTGAAGATGAAAAGGTGAATAGCTCTGCTGATGCTGTCGTAAGGGAATTGAGGATTGAGCGACTAGATTAACTTTCCATTGACTTTTTTAGCTTCCAGATAGAAGATTCTGACATATCGAAGAATACGGATGTGTTGTGAACTGCTTGATTGATTGGGCTGCTTAGATGTTGATTCTCTCTAATCTCTAATATAAGTCTTTCGTAAATCTCTTTATGAATGATTGGTTTAAAGCTGATTATCCCTTTGGCTCTTAATTTTTCAAGGCTTCCGTTTTGTTCGCATTCTCTCAATATATCGTAGGTTGTTACCATTTACCGATTGGGCATTTACTGTTTTTTGATCTAGTCTTTGCGGAAATGGGACATTGACAAATGCTGCATTTCATGCCTTGAATTTCTTCTATGTCGTCTTTCAAAAACTGAATGAATTTGCCTTTTACGGCTATCTTGTTTCCATCTTGATCTTCACAAGTATCGCAAATCTTAGCTCGATCTAGTGCTATTTCCTCCACGCCTTTATCTTCTGTTATGACCGCTTTCCATCCTTGCAATATGTGGTATAGTCTGGTCATTTAATTGATCTCGATATACTGATCCATATCACCCTCGGCAAGTGCAAGAAGTTAATGACTGTGCAAAACGTGAAAGCGAATATAGTGATCGCATAAACATTACCTAGTCGCTCGTAATTCTCTCCTAAGTCTCTGTCGTATGATCGCTCGCAATGATCCTCACCGTCTATGTATCGAAACGTCCAGTCGATGTATCTTTTGATCTTGAGATTGCGGTGGTGACTTGCTGCGGACATAGATATATCACTGTCTCCATCTGTGAGGGAGTGAAGGAATTGACTGAATGCTGCTCCTACGTTTTCTACAGATGACTTTCTTTTTTTGGTCATAAGTTACCCTCTTCAAATTCTAACACCTTACTAATATCCACTCCATTAGCTAACAGGAAAGGCTTCAATAGCTCCGTATCGTAGATCAAATAACCACGTGAAGGGTTATAACCTGAAAGGTCATTCGCTGCGATATACGCATCAATCAGCGCAACATCTACGCCTGTACTTGTCCATATTTGTCTTAGAATATTTACGTCATAGTGGAAATATCCTTTGCTTATGTCTACCGTGTCAATGGTCTGGTTAGAAACTGGTAGGGTAACTGACTCTATAATGTCTGGCGCACCCTCAACGTATTCAACTATCATAGTGCAGTTGGAAGGTTCTAAAACTTTTATTGCCCCTGCTCTATCTTGACAAGTGATTATCTCGTTAGGTGTTGTAGTAGTGTCTAAAATTATAAGTGCATTCATATTTTAAGTGATTACTTGGTTGACTGATCCATCCCAATACGTGAATGTCCAATTATCTGAGGATGCTAGTGAA